GCCACGGCAGGAACGGTATCAGCAACAGCAGGAGCCACAGCATCAGTAACCGCAGACTGGGAGTCAATAAATGCTTGCATTTGGTCACGAAAAGTATAAAAATCTTGGGAAAATACACGAAATTCACGAAGCATTGTCTCGATAAGGTCTAGCATAATTTTTCTCCGGAAAAAATTAAAAACAACAAAAACGTTGCGTTGTGTATGATAATACAACTTTTATCACAGGAGGATGACATGGCTACCAATCTGAAAAAAATATTCAAAGGTAAAGAGACCAAGCGTGAAGAGATGACAGAAGCTAAAGATGTACGCAAAGGTAAAATAACACCAAAGCAGTACGTTAAGGGTGAAAAGGGTGAAGGCGAGAAAGCCTCTTCTAAAACTTTGATGGCTGAAGCTAAACGACTTAAGTCTGGTAAAGAGTCTCCTGCAATGTACGCTAAGAAAGGAAAGTAATCATGGCTACAAAAAATTGGATCGCTGGTGCAACAAAAAACAAAGGGGCTTTGCATGAAAAACTTGGAGTACCCGAAGGTAAAAAAATTCCTAAAGCTAAACTTGAAGCGGCGGCTAAGAAGCCTGGTAAGGAAGGCAAGGAAGCTCGTCTAGCAGAAACACTAGGTAAACTAAGGAAAAAATAATGGCTACAACTCCCGCTTGGCAACGCAAGGAAGGCAAAAATCCTAACGGCGGTCTAAACGCCAAGGGGAGAGCCTCTGCTAAAAAAGAAGGTCACAACCTTAAACCACCACAACCAGAAGGCGGCCCACGCAAAGATTCTTTCTGTGCTCGTATGGAAGGAATGAAAAAGAAGCTGACTGGTACAGAGAAGAAGAATGATCCTGATTCAAGGATTAATAAAGCTTTAAAAGCTTGGAAATGCTAAATGAAACGATACAACTTTTATTTACCTGAGCCTCTTATCATTGAACTGCGTAAGCAGTCTGAAGAAACTGGACTAACGATGTCAGAATTAATGAGGAGAGCGCTGAATGGATTCCTTGCTAATTCAAAACCAAAGCAAAATGGATGAAGACGATCTATCTAGGTTTTTAGACAGTTATGAGTTTGCGCTTCCAGCAGACATTAGTCAACCTCATGTAACGTTGGATGTCCCGCCCCAGTTGGTGTGGGAGTGTGCTGCAGGGTTGGAGAATCCGGCCGATATTGCAAGACGCTTAGGCTTGACTGATGAACGTTGGGAGCAAATCTCTCAGTGGGGGCCGTTCATTAGTGCGGTTCAAAATCAACGTGCGCAGTTTGAGAAAGAAGGCGTTACGTTTAGGCTTAAAGCTGGCCTTATGGCAGATCAGTTGATGAATGAGTTATTCAAGCAAACCATAGGTACAGACAGTACTATTCTTCAAAAGCAAGCGGTGCTTAACTCACTCGTTGAGATTGCAGGGATCAAAGCGCCTAAAAAAGAAGCTAGTGCTGGGGACGGCAAACCACAGTTTAGTATTACGATCAACATACCCAAAGGTTCACAGCCTGTAACAATAGATGGCTAACCTAGTCTACACACCAAGTCCTTCAGTTGTACCGTTCTTAACCAGTGAGAAGTTTGCTAACTTCGTTGTTGGCCCCGTTGGTTCGACAAAAACAACGGCTTCGTTAATTAAGATTAGTTATGAGGCAGCAAAAATTAAAGCTGGTAGTGACGGCATACGCCGCAGTCGGTGCGCTGTCATTCGTAATACTCGTCAGATGCTATGGGATACGACAATCCCTGATTTTTTAAAATGGTTTCCAGACGGGGAAGCAGGTATCTTAGAGAAGACAAACAGTAAATTTTTGCTCAAGTTCAACGACGTAGAGTGTGAAATTCTTTTCAGGGGGCTGGATGATGCTAATGATGTACGGCGCTTGTTATCTCTACAGCTTACTTTCGGAGTTATGGATGAGTTCAGGGAAATAAATCCTGATATTTACAATGCCCTAACGGGTCGTCTAGGTAGATACCCTGACAAAACCATGAACGGTGTTGGAGCCTGTGATGATAACGGCAAGCAGGTTCACAAAGTGTGGGGAGCTACTAACCCACCGGACGCTGATACGTTTTGGGAAAAATTACTTGCTGATCCTGCAAGCAACATGCACGTGACAATACAGCCATCAGGGCTATCACAAGAAGCTGACTGGGTTGAGTTTTTGCCTGATGGGTATTACGAAAATCTGTGTGAAGGCAAGTCAGACGACTGGATTGACGTATACGTTCATGGTAAGTTTGGTAAATCTTTAAGTGGTCAACCTGTGTTTGGTTCATTTGATAGAGATATTCATGTTGCTAAAAAACCACTGATCCATATAAAACTTGCGACCCACCCGTTAATTATTGGGATGGATTTCGGGTTAACCCCAGCTTGCACCATAAATCAGGTAGACATGCAGGGTAGGTTACTTACGTTTGCAGACATTGTTTCAGAGGGTATGGGCATTTTACGGTTCAGTAGAGAGAAGCTAAAACCGCTGCTTGCCAACAAGTTTCCTGGTATGAATGTGCTCATCATCGGAGACCCAGCAGGTAGTCAGCGGGCGCAGACAGACGAGAAAAGCGTCTTTGATATTTTGAAGGCTGAGGGGTTTAGAGTTCTTTCAGCCAAGTCAAACAGCGTTGTTGCAAGGGTGAACGCAGTTGATAAATTTCTCACTAGAACAGTTGACGGAAAGCCCGGTCATTTAATTGATCCGAGTTGTGTACATTTAATTCCTGCACTAAGAGGCGGGTATCGGTATAAAATACGACAAAACGGCGAAGCTGATGACAAGCCGGAGAAAAATTCGCACTCACACATTGCTGATGCTCATCAGTATGCTTGTCTACATGCCGACGGAAATGTTAACGGAGACGCATGGGAGAAGAAAGCAGTGAAAGTTCACAAAGTACCTTACGTATGGAATTAATATGCAATTAGGTTTAAACATGACTAATTCAGCTGCGCCGGGTTCTGTGAACTACGGCGGGCTAGTAAACATTAAGTCATTGAAAGCTGTTCAACAAGAAGAGCGAGCGAAAGCGCAGATAGAAAATTCTTCAACCTTAGTCCGTAGTCTTGCAAGTTATGTCAAGATGAAATGGACAGCTTGTATGCTTGCAAAGCAGCAGACTGCAGAAAATAAAATGCTTCAAAGTGTTCGCCAACGTAGAGGTGAATACGACCCTGATAAGTTAGCTCAGCTACGTGAGCAAGGAAGCTCAACAATATACATGATGCTTACAGCCAATAAATGCAGGGCTGCATCAAGCTGGTTAAAAGATACATTACTACAAGCTTCAGAAGATAAACCTTGGACGATAGAGCCAAGCCCAATACCAGACCTACCGCCTAACGAAGTTGAAAGTATTATTCAACAAGCTGAGCAAGAGATTAAACAGCTCTACCTAAGCGGTCAGCCTCCTACAGATCAACAAGTACGTGAGCGCTTGCTTGAAATGAAAGATGCGGCTACGTCACACATGAAAGATGTTGCGTGGCGTACATGTGAGCGTATGGAAGTTAAGATGGAAGATCAGCTGTCGCAGGGCAACTGGGTAAAAGCGTTTACAGAATTCATTGATGATATTGTTACTTTCCCAAGTGCGATCTTAAAAGGGCCTGTTGTTCGCAAGAAGCCTAAGATGGAATGGGTTAAACAAGGCAAAGATTACGTTCTTGACATTAAAGATGAACTAACCCTTGAATGGGAAAGAGTTGACCCATTTAATATTTACCCAGCTGCTGACTCGTCCTACATTGACGATGGCTATCTAATCGAAAGACATAAGCTGCACAGAGGTGACCTAGTTGCTTTGCTTGGCGTAGAAGGCTACAGCGATGGAGCGATCAGGGGCGTTTTAGAAGAATACGGTAAAGGCGGTCTGCGTGACTGGATTTACGTTGACATGAACAAGGCCGCTGCTGAAGGCAAGTCAACAATGGGCGTTCAGCAAAACCCGTCTGAGTTGATTGATGCGCTTCAGTTTTGGGGAAATGTACAAGGACAACTATTGCTTGACTGGGGTATGGATGAGGAAGAAGTTCCAGACGCTCTTCTTGATTACCCTGTAGAAGTATGGACTGTTGGTAATTGGGTTATTAAAGCTGTTATCAATCCTGATCCACTTGGTCGCAAACCGTACTTTAAAGCGTCCTATGAAGAGATTCCAGGGGCTTTCTGGGGCAATTCAGTAGCTGACCTAGCCCGAGATACCCAGGACGTCTGTAACGCTGCTGCAAGGTCTTTAGTCAATAACTTGTCTATTGCATCTGGCCCTCAGGTTGTTTACAACGTAGATCGTCTACCCCAGGGTGAAAACTTAACGCAGATGTTCCCTTGGAAGATTTGGCAAGTTACTAGCGACCCACTTGCAGGTTCTGCTCCTCCGATGCAGTTCTTCCAGCCTAATTCGTTAGCCGCTGAACTCATGGAAGTCTACGAAAAGTTTTCCGTTTTAGCAGACGAGTACACAGGTATTCCACGCTATATGACTGGCGACAGTGCATCGGGTGGTGCAGGTAGAACAGCAACTGGTATGTCTATGCTTATGGGCAATGCTGGTAAATCTATCAAGCAAGTTGTAGGCAATATCGACAAGAATGTTCTTGAGCCAGCTATTGACAGGTTGTACTTTTACAACATGAGGTACGGGGATGATCCAGACCTGAAGGGTGATGTTAATGTACGTGCCCACGGTGCTGAAGCCATCATGGTTAAAGAGCAAGCTGCTCAGCGTCAAGCTCAGTTCTTGCAAATGGCGCTTCAAAGCCCAGTGGTTGAGCAAGTTGTCGGCATGGACGGAATTGCAGAACTTTTACGCCAAATGGCTAAGCAACTGGAACTTAACCCTGATAAAATTGTGCCGCCTGTTGAGATCATTAAACAAAAAATGGCTAACCAACAAGCTCAACAGCAAGCCGAACAACAAGCAGCTATGGCCCAGCAGATGGGTCAAGCACAAGCGGGCGGTACGCCACCCAAACCCACTATGGGTGCTCAATTGATGAACGGAGCGCCAGTAGCTAACAACTTTGCGCCTCAAGCCGGGGTTGGTAGTTGACAAACTTCGTTCATCGTAGATAATTCACACAAAGGAGTATTTAAATGAAAGTTAACGAGAAAAAAGGTTTTTCTGAAGAAAACGTCAAGGGCGATTACAAACCTATGCGCAAAAGCGAAGGTGAAGGTAAAGAGCTAACTCAAGAAACTAGCAAAGGCGATGGTATGTCTAAAGGCTCCAAGTCTGAAGGCGCTGGCGGTAAAGACGGCGGCAACTTTGAACTCGGTAAGCGTGGTGGAAAAGAGTACCACGTTGAAGAAGCCCAAACAGACGGAATGTCAAAGTAAGTGGTTCGCATTGACGAGCGAGTAGCAAGATGTTTTTCACTGCTACGTTCCGAAGAGATGAAACCTCTGTTAGAATTCTTAAAAGCTCGAAGGTTAGAAACTTTAGAGAATCTGAGTTTTGAGCAAAACGAAGGAATGAAATCACGGCTGCAAGGTCGTAGTTTGGAGCTTAAAGAACTCCTAGATTTTATTGAAGACGCTGGTAATTTACTAGCAAAAACCCGCAGACTTTGAGCAGACCGTTAAGTCGGAGCATAGAGTCACATTAGAAAATTTAAACCAAGTAGCAGACCGTAAGCGAATATGAACAGACCGTCAAGGCGGAGTTCTGAAGCGTAGTCGGAGCGAAGGAGATAGAAATGGCATTGCCAAAAGCAGTTCAAGAGCAAGTTGACGCAGCAGATGCGTTGGTAGCACAGTTAAATGGGCAGACCGGGCAAAACCCGGAGACTACACCAAATGATCCACCACCAAACGATCCGCCAGCTCCTAATTTAGAACAGCAGCAAACCGTTTCGCAAGAGCCAGAACAAAAGCCAGCAGTTTCTGAAGAAGTATGGGAACGCAAGTACCTAACTTTAAAAGGAATGTACGACGCTGAAGTACCTAGGCTACATGCGCAAATGCGTGAGATGAATGGACAACTCCAACAACTCATTGCAGAAAACGCCGTAGCTAAAACACAACAGCAAGCACCTGCTCAAGCTAACGTTAAGTCTCTTATCACTGAACAAGACAAAGAAGCCTTTGGGCCTGATTTGTTGGATTTGATTGACAGGGCGACTGAAGCCAAGGTATCGGATTTTCGAAATCGTGAAGCTCAGTTA